TCAAAAGCATCGTAGCTGTTGACTGTTGTAATATCTCCCGTGTCAGAGGCAGAAAAATCTGCATATTCATACACAATTTTAAGTCTTTTCTCTGGAGCCTTGGTATTAGGTTTTCTAACTATTCTAGAATAATCGTAGATTGTATCTCTTTGACCATTGTCAAAAGTGAAGTTAGCACTAATGTTGTTATCACCTTTTTCAACTACAGAGATAGTTGCAGTAATTCCAGAATTTTTAAACGTAATTACTTCTCCTGCAACTAAATTTTTACCATTTAGTGAAATATAATTTACGTTTAAATCATCAACTGCCCCAACATAAACACCAACAAATTTGCTATTATTACTTGTAAACTCTTCTCCTACTAAAAGGTCTCCAGTTTTAGTTGTAGGACCAGAAATAGAAGTTAAAGTTAATTTTGGAAGAGTTGCATCAGAAGTGGTTGAGGATTCAAAAACTCCATGAACTTTGAATACATCTGGAAGAAGCAGACAAATCTCTTCGTCTTGAACTCTAGTACCATATCCAGTACCATAAGTTAAACCATCATTTGAAGTGGTTGCTCCAATACCAGACTGTTGTAATTTTGATTTTGTAACTGTAATTGTTTTTATTTTATTTCTATTCTTAATTTTAGACTTTACAGTCGCCTTTCTTAAAGTAGCAATTAACTTTGCAGGACTATTAGTGCCTAAACCATTAATAGTTACAGTTGTTCCACCACTTCCAAATACAAACTTATCTGCACTCAGTGCCTCAGTGGTTCCATCAGTTCTGATAAGAACATATCTTTCCTCATCAAAAGGTAAGAAAGTCTCCAAAGCAGAACCAGAAGAAACTGCACCAGTGGAGTTAGAAGCAATGTCAACATCAAATTGCTTTCTAATCGTCAAAGTAGAATCTGTTAAATCAACAGAAGCAACTTTTTGTTTTGGAAGAACTGTAAATAAAGTTCTGTCTAATCCCTCTTGGAAATTAGAAGATAAAATTGTAAAATCACTTGGATTGATATCGGAACTTGGAAGACCACCGTCACAAACATCAGTTACACTTGTAATTCCAGTTAAGGTCAGACTATGTTGAGAAACAGACTCAACTTTAGAGAACGTTGGAACAGTAAGTCCTGGAACAGAATAAGATACCAAATCTCCGACAGTAGTAATACCGACAAAGAATTTAGATAAATCTGTATTGGTTACCGTGCTAATACCACCACTTCTTCCGGTGATATTAACTTGACCAAGATTTGTTAAAGGACTCTGAATAACGTCAGCATTGAAAGTAGACGCACTACCAACGATACCAAAGATTGACTGAACATCTTTTGTGCTATGTGCAGTTACTGCAGTTGATACTCTAGTATTTGCTATAGTATCAAATTCAAATTCTTCTCCAACAGAAAATCTGCCATTTACATTATATGCAGTGATAATCCCGGCATTAGTAACACCATATCTTAGGAATCCAGTGGCACCACTTGCCTTTCCTTTAATATGAGTTGGCGTTGATAACGTAATATTTTGATTTAATGTAATCGATGTATATGTTTGAATGTCAAACAAAGAAGCATCCCATACATTTGCGTCTGCATTAGTGGCACTATAAGAACCAGATTCCAACGCAAAGTCGTAAACTCTTGCTAAACCAATTTCTTTACCTGCAGCTGCAGTTTTGGTTCCACCAATTCTATTATCTCTTAAACTTACGGTATAACTTGTAGCAATACCAATACTTGGAGAACCACTTACCCTGTTAAGAGCATATGTTGGTCCGGTGGTATAATTAATACTTTGATTTTCAAGAGTTTTCGTGGTTCTTGGTTTTTGGAAGTCCACATACGTTGGACTAACCGTTTCTACCTCATATCCTTTAACATATGCCTTAGTTGGACTAATTACATATGTACCCAGACTTTCTGCTGGATCATTTCCATTATATGTTGTTTGTCCTTCGACAAAAACTCCTCTATTTCCTTTTAAATTGTTTAAAGTTTCTTTTACTTGAAGAGATGGCTCTCTTACATAATAATCCCCAGATTCATCATATGTTCTTTTTGCAAATTCTTTTGCAATTTCGTTATATTCCGTATCTTTTCTAATGGCACTAATATCGCCATTAGAAACTTCCATCAATTCGATAAAGTTCTCATATTTAACTCCATCTATTGGTCTTTTTGTTAAATATGCTCGTATCTTTAATCTATCTGCACCCGCTGCAGTGAAATTTGAAAATCCTTGTGCGTTATCGTTAAGATCGGGAGCTATGTCAGAAGTAACGGTCTCTTCAAAAACTTCTAAACCAACTCTATATGATGGAAATCTGCTATATGGGTCTAGAATAATTGTTTGCTCAGGAATTTCGATGAAATATCCTCTGACAAAATAAACTCCTGAAGATAAAGTTGCTGCAGAACTTTGCGAAGTTGCATTTTGTGCAACAACATTAGCGAAAGATTCTCCGTCTTGGAAAGAAACGAGACTATTAGAGAAACCTCTTTCTACAGTTAAAGTTTCTCCATCAAGAAATCCCTGATTATCTCCACTTTCTGGAGAACTGATATAGTTTACGTATAAGGTATATGGTCTACCAGGAAATGCACTTACGTTTAAATGTGCCTTTACTTTTGCTCTAATACCAGAAATAGAACCGACTATTATCTTATCATTTAAATCATTAATGTAATTTGTTACACTAAGACCACTAAATTCTTCGTTAATAAGAACAGAATTTAGAGAATTATTATAACGAACGCCACCACCCGTTACAGAATCTCCTTCTTTGAAGACATGATTGCCAAACTTTTCAATTTGATCTTGTAAAATCGATTGAAGAGTTGTTAATTCTCTAGCCTGAACAGGATATCCTGGTTTGAATAAAACCTTGTAATAGTTATTTTGAGGATCAAAATCGTCAAAATATGGAGCGGTATTGAGATTAGTTTCCTGGGGCATGATTCCTTAGAATTGCAAAATGACTTTGATATCTTCTTTTTGATTAGTTGACCTTGTGATTGAAGGTCTATTATCCACATAGATTATATTTCCAGAATATTTTTTAACTTCTGGATTAGCAACCCCCTGGGTAAAAGAGTTCCCAAGGTAATACGTCCTATTATTTATTGAGGTAGAGAGACCCGTAAAGTTAGTATCAATACCTAAAGTTACGCTTCCACCAACAATATTTACAGTGCCACTATTTGCATAATCTGGGTTTGCAGTGAATCTATGCAAGTTAAATCCATACTTTGGACTTACTTTTAGTGAACCATCGGTGTTAAAACCAGCAAGACTCTTATCTTGCCAGAATTTTAATACCCCAGTATTTTGGTCATAAGAAATTACCCTACCAACAGAAGTAGAACCAAGTCCGACAGTCTGAATGATCTCCGAGTCGGGAGTAAATGTCGCAGTGCTATATCCAGCACCCACTAATTTCAGTGCGAAAGATGCGCTACCCTTTTCTAAGGTCAGCACCGCAGAAGAATCAAATGCCTCTGGATTTTCAATAAGTCCAACTCTAGCAATTTGATTTCCAGTAATAAAGTCTGGATTTTCAACATCATTTTCAATTCTAGAATAAATTAGAACATTATGTGCTCCAAGTTCTCTGTAAATATCTGCCCCATGTCCTCCATGAGGGGGAATAATTACATTAAACACTGGAGCAGTGGTTCCAGTAGGAACATTTCCCGCAACAAGATCAACTGTTCCAAAAGTATAATTTGAACCGCCCTTGGAAATCGTTACAGAGTCTACTTTGGAGTCATTATTGATAACGATAGTTGCCTCTGCACCAGAACCATCTCCTTTAATAGGAACTCCAGTATAAGTTCTATTTGCAGTACCAATACCTGCACCTCTATTAGTAACTGTAACAATTTTTAATTGTCCACTTGATGCTGCATTATTTCTAACTGCTGCATCAGTTGTATTTGACTCCCAATCTCTTGGAACTGGCATAAAATTTGTAGAGTCAAACCTTACAATGTCACTTGGTTTAATTGTATAAAGATATTTCCAAATATATCCGTCTCCACTGTCACCAGCAGTTCTTGGTTCTAGATCAGTAAATGTTGGTTGATCTAGAGATGGTTTCCCAGTTGTATTTTCTGGATCTGTTCCATTGTTTAAGCAAATATAAACTTTAAAATCTTCATTTACGACGTAATAATTTGCAGAATATAAACTTGTCGCACCAGAAGGTTTTGACGTGTTCGTTCTGCTTATATCATGACGATACATGTCATAAGTGGTGCCAGATTTCCAGGTAACTTTTCTAATTACCTGACTAATATCACTCCCTCCAATTTTCTTCACAGCAACCATAGTATCCCAATAATCATTTTCCTGCTCAAAGGAGTCTTTAGGAGCAGGAGGATTATTGTTCCAAGTTGAAGAATAATCAGTAGCGTTTGGCAAACCAACAAACGAATAATAAGAGTTTGTGGATGAGGTCGCTGCTGCTACAAAATTCTTCGCATTTAAAATCCTTAACTGATCAGTTATAATTGCAGACATTTTTGCGAGTTTTTTTATTTATTTATTAGTTATAATTTGAATACTTGAGGGGGTCAAATCTCTCAACGATTGGAGATGTGGAAACACCAACCAATCCAGTATTGTATGCCGTAAAGACATTTGCATCAGTTCTTGTTGGAACAGAAATTCTACCCCAACTATACTCACCAAAGAAGTTGCTATGTCCTGTTCCAACAAGACCATTAAAGTCTTGAATACTAACTGTGACCTGAGCGACATACGTGATGCCGATGCCCTGAACCGCAGTTTGTGCTATAGAAACAGCAGCAACTTCATAAATGTTATCAAGGAAGGTTGAACCAACACCAACAACACTGTTATCTTGTTTCAAGGATGTTACTCCAAAACCAAGGTTTGTTTTAGATGTGACAAAGTAATATCCAGTTTGAATTCCACTTACTGTAATTGCAGTTCCAACGATAGTAGAATCTCTGAATAGAGAATCGCTTGGAATAACAAGGTCAAATACGATACCAGTAGAAGCAACACCAACAGAAGTTGTAGAAACACCTGAAATAATTCCAAAGTCGCCCGTATAGGTTACTGTCTTGATTTCTTCAACAGGAGTTCTTGGTTTTTCAATCAAGACCACTGGTGGATTTGTAGTTGTATATCCAGTTCCTGGCGAAGAAACAGTTATTGCAGAAACTGTACCAACTCCAGAAATAGTTACATCGGCCGATGCTCTTTGCGTTGTTCCCAATCCAACTGGATTTGCAATAGTTATGGAAGGAGTGAAAGTATATCCAATTCCACTTCCAGTAATAGAAATAGAACTAATAGTTCCCAATCCAGATACAACTGCAGTTGCAGAAGCACCAACAATAGCATCTTGAGATGTTATTCTAATATGCTTGTTGTCGGTTGTATTCTCTTTTGCACTATCAAAGAACGTTCTTACATTTTCAACAAAGATGAATGTAGAACCAACACCAACAGACTGAATGATTCTTGTATTTGGATGAATCAGTGGTTCATAGATAATTCTATCTTTCGCGACAAACTCGCCATTTACAAATTTATCTTCAGTTTGTCTGCACCATTTAACTGGTCTAACAAAAGAATCATTTGTTGTAATTCCTGGACCAGAATATAAGTTAGTATCAACGGTATCAGTGGAATTGACATTATGAACGATTCTGGTATCCTGTTGGAAAGTAAAATCGTCACTATCTAATGTAACTGTGTCGCCTGTCTTAATAGACTCTAATACATCAACATCAAGAACGTCTACAGAAGAAGAACCTTGATAGAAGAGAATCTTTGAAGTATCTCCTGCTTTTGGTGCTTCTGTGAAGTTAATGAAACTACCACCGTCGAAAGTATATCCCTTTCCAGGAACCTGGAGAATGTCATTGACAAATACAAGCAGAGTTGCTTCAACATCAATCAAAGAACCAACTGCGGATCTAATTGTCTTTTGCTGCAATCCAACTTTAATTGGGAATGATTTTCTTGAACCATTAAACAAATTATCAATATTATCAATGACCAACAAATTACCAACAGACCATCCAGAGAAACTATCAGAATAAGTGTTTTGAACACTAATCTGGAATTCTTCAAATGATAATGTGGGATTAGTTGGAATTCCAGTAGGTCCACCAATTGATACAGTTAAGATTTCTCCTTGTCCGTATGCATAACCACTATTTTCAATAGAGAACTCAATGACACTAGAACCTTGTCCGACTACGATATTAGCAGTTGCTTGACTTCCTAAACCAGAAGTAGAGGAAGAACTATAGACAAGGGGAATATTGGAATAAGATAATGGATCGTCGAAGATAACAACTGGTGGATTTGTAGATGTATATCCAGTTCCTGGGTTGGTGATAGCAACACTCACAATATGTCCACCACTGATAGCAGCAGTACCAATAAATTCAATGTTAGGAATTCCAGTGCTAGACGTTGCAATTCCAACGTTTACAACCGTTTGAATTCCTGCTCTATATCCAGAACCACTATTTCCAATACTAATGGAAGTAATAGTTCCAAGACCAGATACTGTAGCAGTTCCTCCAGCAGCAACTAATGGTTGATATCCAAATCCTTCAGTAGAACCAACGGAAATAATAACTCCACCAATAGGAACATTTGAAGCACTAACATCAGATGTTATTGAAGAAATTGTTCCAGTGAAGTTTGCACTAGTAATACCTGAGGTTTCTTTAAGAGTATAATCTCCGGTTTTATGATCAGACTGTGGTCCCTGGAATATTTGATTGACCAGGATAATTGCATTATCTGTGGAGAATCCGGTTGCGTTTGAACCACTTGACTTCAGGTTAAACGCCGTGTTAAATCCAGTGAATTGTGATGATACATCATCAAAAACATAATTATTTGCATATGGTTCTGTGGTAGTATCTGGTATTCCAGACCTCATAAAGGTTCTTCCAGTAAACGTAGAGAAGGTTGAAATACCAATATAATCTACATCGTCTGGTCTTCCAGTAGTAGTGCCGATTGGAGTTAATCCAAATGGTGCTGTTACAAAGTTGACTTTATTTTTAATAATATTATAATCGCCTTGAACTTTGGTAATAAGTTCTCCATTTGGATGAGTAGCGATACCCGTTCCCATCCAAGATCTTCTAACTCTAAAGGCGTTAGTGCTTCCAACTCCAACTGCTTCAACTTTTACAATCTCATTGCCAATTTGAAGCAAATCTCCACCAAAGATTGATGTTATACCACTTGCACTCAAAGTATTTTCAGTTACTTTAAATTCTTCAGATAAAGTTGTTGTAACTGCAGTAGAGACAATCGGAGATTGAATAACATTATCAATAGAAAGCATTGCTCTAGAATTTTGTTTCTTAGAGACAAAAGAATGAGAAGTTCCAATTCCAACAGAAGAAAGTGTTAAAGGAACTGCTACAGACTTAAGAGCGTCCTCTGCACTGCCTGCAACTTGAATTGAAATATCATCTACTTTAATTGCAAAAACACTTTCTGGAAGTTTATCCGTAGATCCAACACCAGGGATAGTTGCAGTAACAATTCCAATTGCTTGAGTAGTTCCTGTGCCAGCGTGACTATAAGTCAACTCTTCACCAGTTACAAAGAAGTGATTGGGAATTTTGATCAAGTTATTTGTAGTATCAACTACAGTAGATGCACTTCCTACAAAATATCTTTCAAAAATTGGAAGTTGTGTATGGGTTAATTCAAATGCTCTCTTAATGTCACTATCAGTTCCAGTATAATTTCCACTTCCAGTTAAGATTGATGCATTAGTAAGATCAATACTGGTATTAGTATTATCGGCATCTACCAAACGAAGTGCGTTTTGGAAGACACGAACTTCAACATTTGCAGATGCAATTGGAGTGAATGTAAGTTCAGTATTTCCACCAGAAAGTTGAGCATCAAAAGAACCAATACTAGAACTGGTTTCTAAATTACCGAACTCCGAAATATATGCATCACTAGAATCACTAACGAGATTAATTTCGCAAACTTGATATTGAGAATTGGTTTTATCCTCAACAGTTACGATATAGTGAGCACAATCAAAATCATCTGATGGATATTGAGCAACTGTAGTTGCTACTGGAGAGGATGTAGATGCAATAGAAGTTATTGTGGAGTCTAATCGTGCAGTATTCATCGTATAAGTTCCAACACCCACCGAAGACGTATCTGCGATAGAAACTCTAATTGTGTTTACTGTGAAAGTAGATGCAAGTGCTACGTTTGGAGTAATATTAATGTTGACACTTGAACCAGACAAAGATGCACTATAAGTTCCAATTCCTGGAGAAGCAGCACCCGCTTCAGATACTATCTGACCGTATTCAATAAGATCTACTTCACTTCCGTTGTGAATAACCGTTAGTTCGTCAAACTCAAAATATGAGTTGTCAGTCGCAGAATATTGAACTAATACTTTAGATGCTCTATATGTTGAAGCAATACCAACAACTGTAGTTGAAGTAGTAGAACCAAGACCAAGTGATGTTGTAGCACTAGCAACGTTAACAGTATCACCAAAGGCAGTGCTACCAATTCCTGCAGTAGAATCGTTAATATTATATGAAAGTAAACTTACATTGTAATCATTAAACTGATACTTGGTTGGATAGAATAATAATTGACCTTCAGACCCCAGAACGTTAAATTCAAAACTTCCAAGGTTATCAGTAACAGTTGGAACGTCGCCATATTCATTGACATATCCAATTCCATTGTTGTCGCGAACGATTGTAACAATACTAAGCTGTTTTTCATCCGTAAATCTTACATCATCAATTAATGCAAAATACTTCTTACCTCTTGCATCGTCAATATTAAACAGATCAACACTATTGAATCTCTCTGCTCTTGGTTTATCATTAAATTGTGGACTTAAATCGTCAATCATCAAAACACGATTTCCAACAGACTCAATGTAGTCTTGAAGTGTGCTACTCTTAAATACAATTTCATTTGATGCAATTGTATTATCAACCTCTAAGGTTAATTCTGTTGCCAAATCAAAATCGTTTACACAATGCAAATCAATTTCTGATATAAAATCAGCAATTCCAATAACTGCACTTTCGTCTTGACTTGTGCTAATTCCAACGTCATTAGAATCCTTAGATTCAACAACTAAGTCTGAGAATTTCTTAAATCCTGCGGTATGATTAAGAGAACTTACTGCATTATC